AACTTTCTTGCTATGACTCCGACCTTAAAAAACAAGAGATTATAAAGTCTTGCTTTCTATCTATCCATAAAGATTTCAATGGCTTCTGCGTTCCAGAACATTTCTTGTCGTCTGTAAAAGAGTTTATGCCCCAAGGAATGGTTTTAGCTGCGCCGATAGACTATCCAAAAGGTTTTTCTTCATCTCAGGCGAAGCTACACTCGATAACTAGCTGCATAAGAAAAGGCGCTAATGCTGTAGATGTAGTCCTTAATAAGAATATTTGCGCAGAAAAAGACCTAGATAAGCTAGGTGAAAATGTATCAGCATACAGCAATTTATGCAAACAAAAAGCCTGTTCTTTAAGGATTATGCTTGAGTATAGATTGTATGAAGACCCAGACTTTGTCTATGACCTGTGTGAAATATGCCAAGAGTGTGGTGCTGATTATATTTTTGTATCAACAGGGTCAATGGCTGACGACATATCCGACCATTTAATTACAGCAAAAATAGTGGAAGAAATGCTAGATATTGATATAATATACAATGCAGACATTTGGACAGCAGAACAATACGAAAAGATAGCTGCTTCAGAAGTGTTCGGTGTTAGAATAAAGAAAGCAAATGCCGTAACTAACATATTCGGTGTATTATAGTATACGGAACAGGAACTAAATCTTTAGGATTAATAGGAAAAATCTTCTTAACAGGAGGGAATTATTATGCCTGCAAATTCTGCAAACATAGTACAAATCGACGGCTCTAGTGCTGTCACAGAAACTTCTACCGTCAATAAAGGTGGAGTAGTTCGTCACGGAGGCAACGTAGCTTCTGACCGCAATCTAACTTCCAAAGACATTGGAACTTTGTCTGCCGCTACCGATGTTGTCGGCTCAACAGCCGTCTCGGGTACAAATGTCACCCGCTCGGTAACTGGAGACAATCCTACCTTTGGCATGAATAAAGCTGATGCTCAAGTTAGAATGGTTGGTAACGTAAACTACGATGCCACGACTAGTAACAGGAACGGCTTTACTGTTGCTGGAGAAAGTGTAACAGCCCTTAGAGGTGGAGCTTCTGATTTTGGTCAAAGAAGAAATGTTGCCAGTGTAACTCAGGTTAGAACTGTGCATACAGCAGAAGCTATCAGAGATGGCTTATGGAATGAATTTGGTATTGCTGGACAGCGAAATCAGTGGGAATCAGCTCCTTCAACCAGTACATCTGGGATGTGGGACTTGTCTGAAAACAACGCTGCTGCTGCTGATGATGACCACGCTGCTAAAAGCACTATGGGTCGCCCAGACCAAAGTGGTGGTTCTATCACCATTCATCATGGTAGACTTGGAAAACCAACTAACAGTGATGACGATGCTAATATGGTTTACAAAGCCAAGCACGGCACCACTTCTTAATTTAGTTTCGGCTGAGCGGGCGAAAGCCCGCCAGCTTTATATTTTTTTAAAGGAAAATGAAAAATGGAAAAGCTTAAAAACTTAGTGAAGTCACGAAGATTTTGGGTAGCAATCGCAGGTGTTGTAATTGCTGTCTCGGATGCTCTCGGGCTAGGACTTTCTCCTGAGATGGTAACCAACCTTGTTGTAGTTGGTGCATCTTGGATTGTAGGTGAGTCTCTACGCTCGTCTGATTCAATCACTACAGACTAGAAGGTGTAAATATGCCTTTGTTTAAAAACAAAAAGAACAAAGAGGATAGAGAAGCTGAAAAGCAGGAAAAAGTTGATAGCAAGAAAGAGAAAACTTCAGATAGAAGAAGCTATAGAATTGAGAAAATTCAGGCTTTGAAAGAAAAAGCTCTAGCTGTTGCAACCAAAAGAAAATGGTTGGTGTTTCTGTTGGGCTTAGGTCTTGTCATATACTTCGTTGTATCAAGCGGAGGCATGGGTGGAGTTGGGCCAATCTTGGAGAAAGTAAAAGGATTTTTTGGATTTGCTGCGTAAGGATTAGTACAAACTAATACTTTTGATAAGTTAGCAAAATGAACAGACGCTATTTCTTTGTAAGTGGCGTGGCAACTTTTTTAATTTCTTTACCCTTTTTACAAAGCCCAAAAGCTACGGAGTGTTGCATGGAAGGCACAAAAGGCAACTGGGCTATTAAAGACCTCTCTTATTATATTCTTAAATGGGACAAAGAAGATATGTCCTTTGAAGAATGGTCCTCCGAATGGAGTGCTGCTTTTGAGAGCTGGTCTGATGTTTGCGATTTGAATTTCTCAAGGACTCGGGAATTTCATAGCGCAAATATTATAATATCATGCAATGCAGATAAGAAGCACGGCTTTGGTGAGAAGGCTGGCACATTAGCTAGAGCCCAATTTCCTGAAGAAGATTATTCCGGCAGTGTATTGATATGGACAGATGTTTACGAGGACTGGGTAGCTCATGGCTCAGGTAAAGAAGGTCCCATCCTTCAGGCCGTCGCTGCCCATGAGATAGGACACTCTCTGGGATTAACACATTCCAAGAACAAAGATTCTTTAATGTACCCTAGATATAACCCGTCTATAATTAAGCCTCAAAGCGAAGACATATCTAGGATACAAGCCCTTTATAAATCAAGAGGAGTCTAAAATGACTGATAAAAAGAAACCTAAAACAAAATTATTTATTATACTAGCAATTGTAGCCGCTGCACTATTTGTCACATCCGACAAGGGCAAAGAAATCATCGCCAAATATACTGGTAACGGCGATGCTGTAGCCACTGAATGTACAGAAGAGGGATGTGGCCCTGAGTGCCTTGCTGATGATAGCAATTGTGGCTGCGCTGCTTGTACCAGCTAAGTAAATAATTCAACTTTGCCACAGTGCGTTAGTGTGATAGAATACCATGCTAGCGCACTTTTTTTTATCTTTCATCTAGTAACTTTTGCACGGTGTATTAGATGATAGCTGGGACATAAAGAAGCGCAAAAAAATTTGTTTAAGCTAAAGCGACACATTCTCAGCAATTATAAATTACATTAGTATGGTTTTAAAAAATAAAAAATTGCAGCCTTCTGTAGCTGAAAAATCCTTTAACCAAGCCTTATCTTTTGTAAACAAAACGTGTCGCTAAAAAAATTACGACCCTTCTTCCTAGTGGAGTAGGGTCTTTTTCTGTAAGGAACATAAGAGCAATGACGGACATCAAGGTTAAGAAACGAAACGGGCGACTAGAAGAAATAAATCTTGATAAGATTAATAAATGTGTGGAAAGAGCGTGCCAAGACCTCTCTGAAGTATCTGCAAGTGAAGTAGTCCTTGATGCCAGCCTTCAGCTTTACAATAAAATAACTACAGCAGAAATAGATACAGCTCTGATTATGTCTGCTCGGTCAAAGATTGAGAAAGAACCTAACTACTCTTACGTAGCCGCTAGGATGCTCCTCAATAATCTGTACAAAGAAGCATTTGGCCAGACTGTCGATTCAAACTTAGCCCATGAACTATGCAAAACCAGCTTCATAAAAAATGTAAAGACTCTTGTTAAAGAAGGTCTCTTGGATGAGAGGATGCTCGATTACGACCTAGAGCTTCTTAGTGAAAGCCTAGACATAGAGAGAGATAAGAATTTCAAGTACCTTGGAATCCAGACTTTGTATGATAGATACTTCATCCATATAGAGGGACGCAGAATGGAAACTCC